CAGCGTTACAATTAATTGATGTCTCACTCGCAAGAGGAGCTATCAGGGGTGAAGAAGTAAAAATAGTATCTCAATTAAGAGATTACATCGGTACTTCTTTGCAAAAGTATCAAGAGCAGATTGCCGAGCCAGTAGAAACTCTAGCGCAAGAAGCTGAAGTCGAAGAGGTTGAAGAGGAGACTAAAGACTGATGGAATATATTATAGTCCTAGTCATGTTGGGTATTATAGGATACTTATGGGTATCTAAAAATAAACCTGAGTGGCTAGAAAAATTTAAAAAATAAGTGGCAAGAAAAACAGCAGCAGATGTCCATCTCGAACTATCTGTTCATCAAAAAGAGAGCGAAGAGAGATGGAAAACTGTTTTTAATAAATTTGTTGATATAGAGCTCGAGCTGAAAGAGCTTCAACAAAAAGTCTCAGGGGGTTTGACTACACTTATAGTTTTATTAGTAGGTTTAATATGTAGTGTAGTCGCCTTACTTTTAGAAGGTATTATTATATGACAACAGAAACACTAGAACAAAAGGTTAGTCACCTGCTAAGACTACATGAAGGGTTTGTCTCACACGCTTATGAAGACTCAACACCTGAAAAATATCTCACAATTGGATACGGCAGATTAATAGATGAAAGATTAGGAGGCGGTATATCACAAGAAGAAGCTGAATATTTGCTTAATAACGATATACAAAACTGTATTAAGATCTTGTCTGCACAAGTACCAACTTTTAGTGAGTTATCAGAAACAAGAAAAATAGTTTTAATTAATATGTATTTCAATCTAGGTAATAGGTTATTTAAATTTAGTAACATGTTATCTGCTATACACGAACAAGATTACGAAGAAGCAGCCAAACAGATGCTCGATAGTAAATGGGCCAAACAAGTAAAAGGTCGTGCTAACGAGCTAGCAAGCATGATGAAATCAGATATCTTGCACATATAATCTTATATCTAGCTTAAATACATACAACGAGATAGAATATCTTTAAGTATGGCTATACAAAAATTAAGCTTTGCCCCAGGTATAGATAGAGAAGGAACCGCATATGACTCTGAGGGCGGTTGGTTCGATTGTAATTTAGTAAGATTTAGATTCGGCAGACCTGAAAAATTTGGTGGTTGGCAAAAAATTACAACTAACACATATCTAGGGACTCCTAGAGCATTACACAATTGGATCAGTAATACAGGAGAAAAATATCTAGGTATAGGCACACACCTAAAATATTATTTAGAATTTGGTGGTACTTTTGCAGATATTACACCTATTAGAAAAACTTCAACTAACACAATAACTTTCTCTGCAACAAACGGTTCAAGTACAATAACTGTGACTGATAGCAGTCATGGTGCAGTTGTTGGTGATTTTGTCACAATCAGTCAAGCAGTATCCTTAGGTGGTAATATAACTGCGACAGTCCTTAATACAGAACATCAAATCGTAACAGTTCCAACCGCTAACACCTATACTATTACAGCATCTGCTACAGCTAATTCTAGTGATTCGGGTAATGGTGGTAGTGGCGTAGATGGTGTTTATCAAATAAACGTAGGTTTAGATAATTTTGTTTCAGGAACTGGTTGGGGTGTGAATGGGTGGAATACAGGCACTTGGGGTTCTACCAACTCTTTGACATCTATCAATCAGTTACGTTTATGGTCACACGATAACTTTGGTGAAGATCTTATTATTAACGCTAGAGGAGGCTCTATTTACAGATGGGTAGAGGCTGATGGTACGGGCACAAGAGCTGTACAATTATCAACAGTAGGTAGTGCAAGTAAAGTGCCAACTGTAGGTTTACAAGTCATGACTTCAGAAACAGACAGACACCTTATTGTTTTAGGAGCAGATCCTATTTCAGGTGGCAATAGGACTGGAGCTGTAGATCCTATGTTGGTAGCATTTAGCGATCAAGAAAACCCTATAGATTTTAATCCAACTACTACTAATACTGCTGGTTCTGTCAGATTATCTTCAGGTTCACAAATTATAGGTGGGGTGAAATCTAGACAAGAAATAGTGATATTTACAGATACTTCGGTATACAGCATGCAGTTTATTGGTCCGCCTTTTACTTTCGCAGTTAATTTAATAGATAACTCAACAGGTTTGATTGGACCTAAAGCAGCGATAACAGCACCAGGTGGTGTTTATTTTATGTCTTATGATAGCTTTTATGTTTATAGTGGATCAGTTGTTAAGTTGCCTTGTTCAGTAAAAAATTATGTCTTTTCAGACTTTAACAGATCACAAGCTTTTAAAGTGTTTGGTTTTAGTAACAAAGAACATAACGAGGTAGGTTGGTTCTATCCATCAGAAAGCTCAGAAGAGATAGATCGTTATGTAATTTATAATTATGTAGATAATATTTGGTATTACGGACAGTTGGTGAGGACTGCTTGGTTGGACTCAGGAGTTGAATCATTCCCACAAGCCGTCAAAGCTCCAAATCTATTTCAGCACGAAGTAGGCTTTGATGACGATGGATCAGAAATGACTGGTGTATTTATAGAATCAGCAGATTTAGATTTAGAAGACGGTAACAATTTTGCTTTTATAAGCAGAGTTATACCTGATCTAAAATTTCTAAATACTGGTGGTGGTAACGTAAAATTAATCACAAAATCTAGAAACTTCCCAGGTGATTCTCTAACTTCAACATCAAGTTCAGTAATAAATGAAGACACACAACAATCCTTTATAAGATCAAGAGGAAGACAGTTTGTTTTAAGAGTTGAGTCAAATGACGGCGACGCAGGAAATGCTGGAACAGGATGGAGGTTAGGTGCAACAAGATTAGATCTTAGAAGCGACGGGAGAAGATAGTGGCTAAACTCCTACAAACAAATCTGCCATTTGCTCAAGGTGAAAATGTTTCCTCAGCGACCTTTAATCAGCTTGTACGTGTCTTAGAAATAAATTTAGGATCCGTAGACCCTGATAACACTTTACAGCTTACTACGGCTAAAAGAGACACCCTAAACTTTAATATAGGTCAAATAATCTATAACACTTCTACCACTACGTTACAGTATTGGGACGGTTCTACTTTTCAAAACATATCATCAACAGGGGCCGTTACTTTAAATATTACAGATGGCTCTAGTAATATTGCGATAGATCTATTTAGTGAAACCTTATCAATATTAGGAGGTACAGGTATTACCTCTACTGCTTCAGGTAATGGTGTTACTTTTGCTATAGATAGTACAGTAGCAACTTTAGTAGGATCACAAACTCTAACAAACAAAACTATAGATGTTGATAACAACACATTATCAAATATAGAGGTAGATAACTTTAAAGGCTCTGCTATCGTGACAGAATCAGAAGGTATCGCATCTAATGATAATGACACTAGTTTACCTACCTCAGCTGCTGTCAAAGATTTTGTTGATAGCCAAGTAGATACGGTTGATACTCTATCTGAAATTTTAGCTGTAGGTAATACAACAGGAGGTACGGATATAGCTGTATCTGCTAATGATGACATTACTTTTACTGATGGTAGCAAAGCAATATTTGGAGCTGGTGGTGATCTTAAAATATATCATGATGCCTCTTTAGGTAGCATTATAGAGGATGTAGGCTCAGGAGCGCTTGATATCAGAACAAATGGTAATAGAGCACAATTCTCAAAAAATGGTACAGAGTTTATTGCTAAATTTATACCTGATGGCGCAGTAGAACTCTATCACGATAACGTAAAAAAATTCCAAACAAACGCATCTGGTATTGAAGTAATAGGATCTGCTACTTTTGATAACTCTATAAGTATTGAGCATAGTTCAGGGTTCGGCTCTATAGAGGTAGGCGGTTCATCAGGTGCTTTCATTGATCTTAAAAATCCTATGTCTGACGATTACGATCTCAGGTTAAAAACTACGGGTACAGGTGGAGAAATTGATGTCTTGAATGGTGAATTAACCATAAAACGTGGTAGTGCAGCTAGAATTACTACCTCTGCTTCTGGTATAGATATAACAGGTAGTGCAACAATTTCTGGTGATTTAACCGTTTCAGGTACAACAACCACTATAAACACAACTAATTTAGAGGTAAAAGACAAAAATATTACTTTAAATTTTGGAGCAGGCGATACCTCTTCTAACGCTAACGGCGCAGGTATAACTATACAAGATGCAGTCAATTCAACTACAGATGCCACTATCTTGTGGGATGCTACAAATGACAAGTTTAATTTTTCACATGGTATTACAACAGCTTCAATAGGTACTGTAACTATAGAAGAGCTTACTGTTTCTAATGATGCTTTTTTTCAAGGTGGTTTCCAGCTCTCTGCTAGTACAGATGGTATTTTCTTAGATAATGCTAAAGCCAAGTTTGGTACAGGTAGTGATTTACAAATTTCACATGATGGTACTGATAGTAAAATAATAAATTTTAATGGTGACTTAATATTAAAAAATGGTGCTACTGATAAAGACATTATTTTTCAATCAGATGATGGTAGTGGTAGCGAAACAGAATACTTTAGATTAGATGGTAGCGATACTAATGTACGCTTTTCTAAAAATCTTAAAATTTCAGATTCTGTAAATTTCCAAATAGGTGATAGTACTGACTTTCAACTCAGTCATAATGGCACAAATACCTTTATGGCTAACAATACAGGTATTTTTTATATTACACAAAATACTAATGATGCTAACTTCCTGTTAAGAGCAG